ACCACTCGCCAGGCCGTGCAGTGGTTCGGCATCGAAAACGTGGGCGAGAAGATCGCCAAGGCTTACGAGAAGCCCGCGCAGCATACCCGCAAATGGAAGTTCGTTCACGCCTGCTTCCCGCGGGAAGAATCCAAGCGCGTCATGGGACGCATGGACGGCGAGAACAAGCCATGGGCCTCGGTCTACATCAACGTGGACGAGATCAAGACCGTGCAAGTGTCCGGTTACGACGAGATGCCGTACCTCGTCAGTCGCTTTGACAAGTGGGGCACTGACTCGCCTTGGGGCTATTCGCCGGCGTTCCTTGCCCTTCCTGACGCCCGCCAGATCAATTACGTGTCGCAGTACCGTGACGCGCTTGCAGAACTTAAAGCGTACCCACGCTTGCTTTATCCCGACTATCTCGAAGGTGACGTGGATCTACGCGCCGGCGGGGTAACCACTTTTGATCCGTCGATTCCTAATGGCCAGCCCCGTGAGTGGATGACCGTTGGCGACGATAACAGCGCCGAGGTTAATATGCAGCGCAAGGCGGACTCGATTAACAAAGCATTTTACGTGAATATGTTCACGATGTTGGAGCAGTTGTCGGACAAAAAGATGACCGCTTACGAGATCGCGCAGCGCATCGGCGAAAAACTTGAGCAATTCACTCCTATCTTTGACCGTCGTGTGACCGAGTTCTTGAACCCGCTACTCGCTCGCACCTTCGGGATCCTTTACCGCATGGGCAAGTTTGGCCCAGCTCCCGAGGCCTTGCTTGTCCCAACCGCGGACGGCGCATCATCTTCCTTGGCAATGCCTGAGATCGCTATCACTAGCCGTATCTCACTCGCTCTCAAAGCCCTTCAGAATCAGGGCATGGTCAACACGCTTTCCGTCATTCAGCCGTTGGCGCAAGAACGCCCCGACATTCTCGACAACATCGACATGGATACGATGGTGCGCGAACTTGCCCGCAACTACGGCGTACCGCCCGACTTGCTCCGTCCGCTCAAGCAAGTGCAAGCCACCCGCCAAGCCCGCGCTCAACAGATGGCCGCGCAGCAAGCGTTGGAAATGGCGCAAGGCGCCGCCAAGGCCGGCAAAGACCTAGAAAAATCTCCCTCCGAACTCAAAGAAGCTGTCACCGGCAGTCTAATGGGTAGGAGCGGACAATAAAACAGAGCCGACTCCGGCATCAGCTTATTGTCTTCAACATGAACGTCCGTGGATCAAATCTCAGTCTCACCCGAGACAATCTCTAAAGCCAAGCGCCTAGCGCTCGCCTTCCAATCAGTATTCGGTCAATCAGCCCGCCGGTCTTCTGACCAGCGTTTAGTCCTCGAGCACATCCGCAAATGTAGCGGACAAGACGGCCCTATCTTTGTCGTGGACAAGGAAGGACGCTTCGACCCTTTGCGTGCCGCGCACATCGACGGCGCCCGCACGCAGTATTTAATCATTGAGCGCCAGCTAGAACTAGCGCGCCGCGATGATGAACAAAAACCAAAACCAAAAGCTAAAACACAATGAGTGCAGAAACGACAGCGAAACCAGCGTTTGAACTCCTCGACAACGGGGACGTAGTTCAGAACAAAAAAGGCAAGGCCACTGTCCTTGCTAATTACGACTCGGAAGTTGGCCACCTCGAGTTTGCTTCCGAGCAAGCCGACTCCAGCTTCCGTGCTCAAATCACCCGAGCTATCTTAGAAGACAGCGACGGCGTAACGACTGGTAACCGCATCGCATCGTATGGCATCAAAGGCCGTGAGGCTGACGAGATTCGCAAGAACGAGCCGGCAAAGCCCAAGGCAAGCAAGATGCTCGGCGACAAGACGCCCGAGGTTGTGGAATGGTATTTCAAATGGCGCCCGCAAGAGGCTTATGCCCGCTACGGCGTGAAGCTCAAGAACGGCGAACCGATCACCGCTCACTGCAAACGCAAAGAGCAAGGCTTGGCTGAAAACCCCGCCACGGGCTTGATTGAGATGATCGACAAGCACATCGAGGAAAAGAAAGGCATTATTGCCACGCGCGCTACGCACATGACCTTTCTCAAGGAAGAAATCGTCGGCGCCAGCAGCAGCGACGTGGAAGGAGATAACGAATAATTATGAATCCTTTCAAAATTCTAATGGCTCCTGACGACGGTGGTGTTGGTGGTGGCGGTGGCGGCGCTCCCGCTTCTGCCGCTGTTACTACCGTGGCTCCTCCTTTCGTTGTTGACGTAGGCTTGACGACTACACCTGCAACCGTTGTCGCCGGCGGATCTACCCCGTCAACCCAGCCCAGCACCGCGCCGTCGATCAACACCGATCCTTGGTACAAGGACTGGCTGAAATCGGACGGCACCGTGGACTCTAAGGCTTATGAGCGCCTGCCTGATCACCTCAAGCATCTCAGTAATTCGCTCAAGAACCACACGAAGATCGACGACGTGTTTACCAAGATGGCCCATCTTGAGACGCTCGCCGGCAAGAAAGGTCTAGGCCCGCTTCCAGAAGGCGCCGCCCCCGACGTTGTGAAGGCCCGCAATGACCTCATGCGTTCGATTAACGGCGTTCCTGAGAAGCCCGAGGGTTATGGCATAGCCAAGCCCGCGGACTTGCCAGATGCAGTCTGGAATAACGACCTTGCCGCCGCCTCCGCCAAGATCATGCACGATCATAACGTCCCGCCCCAAGCGGTGAAAGCGTTGGTCAACCTCCAGGTCGAGATGACCAAGAAGCAACTGGCAGAGCAGTCTAACTATGAAACCAAGTTCTTCGCGGAACAGGATCGCAAGGTTAAAGAATCGTTCAGCCGTGAGGGTACGGCGTATGACAAAGGCGTTGAACTGGCTGCACGCACGGCTCGCACGTTCGGCATTGATCCAGAGAGCAACCCCGTTTTTAAGAACGCTGACGTGATGTTAGCTTTTCAAAAGATCGGCGTTGCAATCGGCGAACCAAAATTAATCACCGGCGACGCTAAGGTCGAAGACGGTATGAACAATCAGGCGCGTGCCGAAGACATCATCCACAATAAGTCGAATCCAGACAACAAAGCGTATTGGGACGCTAACCATCCCCAGAATAAAGCCGTGAAACAAAAAGTCCAAGCTATGTTCGCCGAGGCCACCCGTGGCGCTATGGCCCGTCAATCTTCGGGGGTGCGTCGATGATTAAGCCACTCCGCGACCTCATTGTCATCGAGCCTGTAACTCTGCCAGGTAAAATCGGCCTGATTTACATTCCCGAGAGCAAGAACACCAAGAACCAGACTTTCTACAAGGCCACCGTGCTTGCCACCGGCAGCAAGGTTGAGTCGCTCAAAGTGGGCGACATCATCCTTGTCTCCGAGTACGCCGGCGACCCGTTCGACATGGACGGCAAGAAAGTTCACATGATGCGTGAGCGTGACATTGTGGGGGTGGTTTCCGAATGAAATCAGTCCTCATTTGTTGCCCAACCCATCACGGCGAGTCTGGTTTATTCCGCGCCGGCTTCGGTGATTTGATTCTCAACCGGATCCCTGGTTGGGAGTTTACTTGGTACGAAGTCGGCGGCTGTGGGATTACCCACGCCCGCGACATCGGCGCCGCCCGAGCCATCAAGGAAGACTACGACGTTCTATTATTCATTGCTTCCGACATTGGCTTCAATGCCAAGCATATCCAGAAAGCGCTCAGTCACTTTGAGCGCGACCCCAGCGTGGCCGTCGTTGGCGGCATGTATCTGTTGAAGAAGTTCCCTTATCGCATGTGTCTCAATCAGCCCGACCGGACTCGCGTGAGCGACCCAGCCACCGGCTTGCTTGAGGTTTACGAGACGGGCACGGATTTCATGGCAATCAGCGTGGAGTCGCTTAAGGCTGTCGTGGCGGCTCATCCCGAACTGCGTTACGACGATTACGACGACTTAGACACGCCCGAGACGCGCCGCGGTATCGCGTGGAACATCTTCAACATGGGAGTCGTCGAGGAAAACGGTAAACGCCGGTTTCTCACTGAGGATTTCTGGTGGTGCCGGTACGCCCGCGAAGCCGGTTACAAGATCCATGTCGATACCACGATCCAGCTCAAGCACGATGGCCGGTACGTTTACGACGCCGAGCTTGCCATGCGGGAGATCACCAAATCGTTAAACGCAAATAATGGCTTGACGAAAGCAGAATGAATATCCAAATGAACGTTCAGAGATGGCAAGGACACTCGGCTTACCCCGACCCGGTTGCCCCTCGGCAATCATTTTGTTTCGAGTGCCGATCCTTTTAGGACAACCGGAGTCTCGAAAATAGGTAAACCTCGTTTCTAAACTTTAATCTTTTACTACCATGTCTACTGGCGTACTTACGCTGCCTCCGCATTACGAGACAGCCTTCGATAATAACTGGCGTGAAATCATGGCCCAACAGATGGAACACCGTCTGGCCGGCATGTATCAAGTCGATAACAACATTGCTGGCAATCAGAAGCGCTTCGACCAAATCGGCGCGCAATCTTATTCCATGCGTCAAAAAACGGCCCGCGCTCAGAAAACTGAGCCGTCCGACATTCCCACGTTCTTCCGCTGGGTTCGTCCTCGTCCATACGACAAGACGACTTGGATCGACGAGCATGACCATATCCTCCTTGGTCAACTCCCTGATCCACAAAGCCCAACGGCTAAGAATCACGGCATCGCTTGCAACCGTTTGAAGGACACCCTCCTCATCAACGCTGCACTCGGCACCAACTACACCGGCGCCCAAGGCACCACCTCCACCGTTCTTCCCGACGCCCAAAAGGTTGCCGTGAATCTCGGCGGTGGCGCTAACACCGGCCTCACCCTCGCTAAACTGACCGCTGCTTCGTTCAAATTCGATGCCGCCGACGTGAACGAGTCTGACCGCGTGTTCGTCTACGCTGCGAAACAGTTGAACAACCTTCTCACGAACGTTGATCAAGTTAACTCGGTTCTCTACAACGAAGTTCGCGCTTTGTTCAAGGGCCGCGTCGAAGAGTTCATGGGCTTCCGCTTCGTGCGTACCCAGCTCCTCCCGATCACCTCGAACGTTCGTCAATGCTTCGCTTACCAGAAGGATTTCCTCCTCATGGGTATCGGCGAAGACCAAAAGACCCGCATCGACATCCTCCCCGACAACTCCCACGCCATTCAAGTGCGTACCGTCATCCTCGCGGATGCGACCCGTCTTGAAGAGCAGGGCGTCGTTGAGATTGATTGCGATGAAAGCGTCTAAGCCATTAAATAACAACCCTTAACATAAAGGACAAACTAACATGGCAACATTCCAATCCAACATCGCGGCGGCTCAAGTGGCCGGCGCTAACTTCCCTGGCGGCAGCGGTGGCCTCACGGCCCAGCCCGGTGGCTTTAACGACCCAGTTCTCGAACTCGGTTCGTCTTCTGTCATCACCGCCCTTTACACCATGACCGGCAACGAAGCGGTTAATGACATCATCCAGATCGCCCTTATGGGCCAGGGTGCGGTTATTTCCCCTGACTCTACGGTTGTGGGTAACGGCATCGCTACCACGGCTACCATCAGCGTCGGCGATACCGACACCGTTGGCGGCACCGTTACGGCTGACGCTTCCCGTTACTCGGGTTCTGTCAGCGTCTCGGCTAACACCACGACCACGGCCATCTCCTTCACCGGCGGCACCGTGCTCAACGCTCCAGCGTCTATCACCGACGACCCCGTTTGGATTCAGGCCAAAATCCTGACCCTGAACACCCCGGTTGCCGGCAAAACGCTGTGCTTCCGTCTGCGTCTCACCGATAACCGCTAATCCTTAATCGGATTATATGGTTCCCCAGCCCGTTCTCTCGTAGAGCGTGCTGGGGTTTTTTCTTTTTCTTTATGGCATCTACAATTTCAATCACGGACATTGCGAACATGGCGTTGGCTAAGGTAGGTGCGACGACGATCACCAGCCTTGACGACACGACCAGTACGTCAGCCATCGTTTGCAAAGCTAACTTACAGCTATCCATCCAAGAAGTGGGCCGATCCCACAACTGGAATTGTTTGACCAAATCGGTGGTGCTTACCGCCGTCCCGCAGGATCCCATCAATACCAACGGCCTGCCCGCTGGCACGACGCCTTGGGCTGTTAATACGGTCTACGCGGCCAACGTCTACGTGACCTATGGCAATGCGCTTTATCAGGCTCTAATCGCCAACACCAGCACTTACAGCTTCGTCAACGATTTGACGAAAGGCTACTGGTTTGAAACCGACGTGTTCAACTCCGACCCATT